GTATACAAGGAGAAGTTTGGACTGATCTGTGCTGCCATTGCCATGTCGATTAGCGGGGAAGATGTTCATCCTCCAGTGCCCGAGCCAGCGCCGGAAGGCGCGCTGTTTATGACCAGTGGTCGGTGCAGCCACTTCGGCGGCCCGGATGACACTGGGGTCTCGCCGAGCGAGGGGCTCGCTTTTATTAGTGATGTTATGCAGACACCCCACCTGTTTCTCCCCTACCAGCCCACGGGCACGACCGGGCTCGCCCGCAGGCTGAACCCCGACGTGAGTTACGTCGCGTGTCGATGGGACTATTCGAAGACGCCCAAGGATATGCTAAGAGAGGGTGAGAGGGCCCTCGTTCGCTCTAAGAAGAGCGGGTATGAGATACTCGCGTATCCCGCAGACTGGGGTCCGCACGAGGATACCGGACGGGTGGCGGACCTCTCGCCCGCGCTGGCCGACGCGCTGAAGCTACAGACTGATGACGAGGTGGACGTTATCTATCCGGCACCATAGGTGGCCGATGGCCAAGGCAGTGATTATTGGACTGTTGATTTGTATTGCTGCCCTGGTGTTTGCGCTCGTCGAGCGAGACATAGCATGGTCGAAGGTATCCTATGACTGTGTGGACGCGACGGAGCGCGAGCGCGTGAGGAACCTCGCCCTTGCAGGTATAGATGATGGACTGAAGAAGGCCATGACTCACCTCTTTGATGTGTGGCAGAAAGACCCTAACACCGATCAACCCAAGCGAGCCCAAGTCGGTACGACCAATGCTATTAACGCTCACAACCGGGCCCGGAGACTTGCGCTCTCGTGGGACCCCCCACCCTGCTAGGAGAGAGAAATGCCTATAGAGATTATCAATGGCCCCATGATCCCAGCGGGCGAGGCACTAAGCGATGCGGTGGACTGTACAGGCGGTAAGATCATCAAGATTACGATGCCCGGCAACTGGAACCAGGCAGACCTAACCTTTCAAACTTCGTCCGACGGACTGATGTTCAACGATATCATGCGGCCTGATGGGCTGGAGGTGGTGTGCGCTATTGTCCCGGGCACGGCCATCATAGGACTGGAGCTGATCACAGGCTTCGTTAAGTTCCGCTCGGGCACCCGTGAACATCCTGTCAATCAGAACGAGCTTCGCGAGTTCGCGATCGCGGTACTCAAGCCCCCTGTAATCGCGGCCAATCTAGCCGTTGAGCAGAAGTACTAACCGTTCGCGCTCATCGCCTTCGGCGAGGGCTTGTATCCCTGGAAGCCGTTGCCCTCGATAGAGATTTCGAGCATACGGGACTTTACCATGACCTCAAGTATTTTACCAATGTTATGAGCTGGGACCCGCTCGCGGAGGAACGATATTATGAGAGACTCAGGGACTGCTTTTTTGTCTTTAGCGTAGAGCGACCAGACGTAGTTCCAGGTCTCGTTCATACTGTTCGAATCGCCACCGCCTACCATCGACTTAAAGATGTCGGGCATGTAGGTTTCAGCCTCTACGAGCCAGTTGAGAGCCTCGGTGTAGTGATCCAATCCGATTACTTTCTGCCCGCCCCGGGAGATGCTGGAGATCATGCACAATTTGAGGAGATGTGCGAGTCGGCGACTGTTGTAATACTGAAGCTTCTGGTGTGTAGGTGCTGGGTGGAGACCGGACTTGACCCAGGCCTTGATGGCCGAGGCGGCGGGCGTCGTGAAACTCATTTGCCCATATTCTAGGGCAATGGTCTTGAGATCGTGCAGTAGGTCGTTGTGTACTCGTAGTGTGAATGCAGTGTTTCCATCCTCGGCGAAGGGGTCTCGGGCTACTTTGTCACCTGAATAGATGAGGATGGTCCTGGAAAGGAAGCCTTGATCCCATGCACCCGGCGGAAGAACCTCGTTAAGGTACGAGGGGGTGGTCGCCCCGAGAAGATTAATCTGTGGTTCTTTGATCTTGATATGAAGGTCTTTTCCCCGTCGCCGCTGTTCGATGTAAAAGCCATCGTAGACATCCGTTAGCTGGTTCATGAGGGTGGTCTCCCACGCGGGGATCAGTACTCCGAGCTCGCGAGAGATCACAGTCAACGAGTTGAATTCAACGTAGGGTTGGGATGCGTTAAGCTGGATGATCCGCCGTACCGCTTGCGCGAGAGAGTCGAGGAGACTCGCCGAGGTCATGTCACTGGGACCTACACAGATGTCTGGGACTTCGCGCAAGATTCTCTCGCCCGGGTGAATGGCTACACCCTTGCCAATGCCAGGCGGACCAACGAGGATCGTATAGAGGTTAGGGTATAGGGCGCTCCCCATGGTCCTAACCCACACCTTCCGTTCCACTGCAGCCGCAACGAACGAAATCGCCACCCACTTCCTAAGCAGTGGGGGCGAGGGTACGATCTCCGTGTAGTCTATGTATGTGTCGATCCAGCTACCTAGCCTACGGATACCTGCGGGTGCGCCCATCGGGGTACTTAGCCAATCCGTTCGGATTTTCTTCTGATGCCTTGGCCCAGTTCCATCCCACCTGACATTCTACGGGGACGACGAAGCGTCGTCCGCCCTCGAGTTCCAGGGGTACACGCATAGCCTGTAGAATTTGTGGTATGACCTCATTTTCTTTCTCCTCGGGATACTGTATCAAGATCGAGTCGTGACCTTGTAACATAATGCTGGCGATGTTTAGTCGCCATACGGCAAGCATTGCATTATTCATCTCGTCGGCGGTCATTGACTGGCCTAGGAAGGCCACCGCCTGTTTGAGGGTATCGCTCTCGTCGCGGCGGCCAAAGAACCAGCGCTTGCGGCCGAACGGGGTGACGAGGTAGCCCTCCTCGACAATGCGAAGGCGGACCCACTCGTGCAGTTTGGGAATGGCGGGGAAGGTAGGGAAGTAAAGGGCCTGAAAGTCTTTGACCACGGACTGTTCGATCTTGGTTTGTTTGCTCATTTCGAAGGCTGAACCAAGATAATTAGTACCATGTCCAAGCATTTTGCACATATGCCGTAGGCTGTGGTGGCGGTAGTATGGTTGCTCTGCAATGGCCCGATCGGACCTAAGGTTTCCGGTCCAGGGCAAGTCGGGTCTGGACATCTTGGCAACCGTCGTATGTAGGTCTCCACTTTCGCAGGCGTCGAGGTAGGTGGGGTCTCTGAAGACATTCCAACACAAAGCTCCTATGTTGCGGCTGTCAGCCTGTTCGAGGTCAATGTTTGCAAACTTCATTCCTCGGTCGGCCACGAAGATACGCCGAAGGCGCTCTTCAATGTTCTGGAGATTTCCTCCAGTCCCGAAGTCATTAAGAGAACTAGAGAAGCGACCTGTTGTAGTTCCGGCAATGTTATAACTCGTGCGTAGCCTGCCATCGGCATCAATCTTTGTCTCAAGGACTCCGATCTTTTTCCCAAAGTCTCGCAGAGCGAGGATATGTCCAATGATTGGCTGTGCGATAAAGTGAACTTGGAGTCGTTCGAGGGCTTCCCGGTTGACGGTTCGGACGAGTTCTCCTTTGTCGTTTCGCTTTCGGACCTCGGGTAGTCGGAGAACATCGTAGAGAAGGGCTGCAACATGACTGTTTGATCGCCACGCTTTAGTCTTACCCGTATCTCTGAAAGAGGTGTAACCAACTCCCTCGTGAACAATGCGATACAGCTGTTGTTGGAGTCGGTCAGTATCACTTCGGTACTGGACGATGGCTCTTTGACGTTCGTGCTCATCAATAAGCACTCCTCTACAGTTCATCTCTAACACGGGGCCCTGGAGGGCCCGCGAGAGCGCATAGGTATTCGAGGTGATGTTATCGAGCTGAGGGAGGATTTCCTCTAGAACTTCCAGGGTCACACAACAATCGAGGCCGTTGTATATCCAGAGACGTTCCGTCTCAGAGTTGGGCTGGCCGGGTCGGAGCAAGTCCGTGCGCGTGGTCTTCATCGGTCCCTCAGATGGGCATTGAACCAACCTCCCTTTGAGGGGGAGGTAACGAAGTCGAGGAATTCTTCCTCCGTGCCCGGGTAGTCGTAGCTCCCGGACCCGCCCCGACGAAAGACCACGGTGATTACGCCCTGGCGATAGCCGATCTGGGCAATGGCCGACGAGGCCACGGGCACAGTGGTCCCCTCCTCCTCGGTGTACTTGATACCGAGCTGGCCCAAGAAGTTACCGAGGGCGCTTTCCGCCGCGATACCCTCGGCAGCTTCGCCCGCGGCAACTATACCACCGGCAAGCCGAGAAAGAATTGTAGGGATTGCCATATCAGTCTTCCTTCTTTATGGTTCCCTTGTGTTTGAGTCGGATGCCGAGCTTCCATGCGGACTCACTGGTATAGACCGAGCCCAGATAGTCCAAGCCCTTAGGACTCTCTGGTTGTAGCGCATGATGGAGAAGCATAGTATCATGCTCGGCATTGACAATAGGTATACCATAACCCCTCCATAACCTGTGCATGTCGAACAAGCCGTTCTGAAACACCTTTGGTACAGGGCAGCCGCATACGCGGCGGACCCACTGCCAAGCCTCAAGCTCGGCCTCGAGCGAGCCCCAATAGTTTAGCCCCGGCTTCCGCATGTCCTCGAAGGGTACGACCAGGGCTATATCTATAGCCGGGGCGAACCCGATGCAGGTTATTCGGTCCCCTCGAGTTTCGATGTCAATGCTGAGTCGGACTGCGCCCGCAATGAACTTGTCGTAGAACCAGTCGAGCTCGGAGATAAGGGGTTCGGTGTAGATGGTGCGGATTGGCCGCCTAATCTCGGGATACTCTGACTCGCGTCGGGCTTTCTGGAGGTCGAGGACGGTAACGTGCCGGGCTTCGTATCCCCCCTGGAGGATGTAGGAGGGGTGGAAGGTGGGGAGGACTTTGCGTCCCGGTAGAACGGGGGAATCTGCGACTGCCCCCCGAAGCTTTGATATTCTACCGTCACGTAGTAACGCCCAGGTAGCGGTTCCCCCGAGACTGACAACGACATTTGGATTAGCTTCATTAATCTCTCTATAAAGTCTGTCGAGTTCTGGGAGAAATTCATCACGGATGTACTTGCCAGATGATAACGGCGGGAGCGCATGACGGACCTCCTTGCGCGGAGCGCATAAGTTGTCGATCTTGTTAGTCGGGCGCGGTCGCAGATTAAAACAGTTGGTCAGAAAGCAATCCGCGCGGCGGATACCAGCCTCGGCCAGCATGGTGTTGAGCTGCCAACCCGCGGGGCCTACGAAGGGACGGCGTTCTCGCTCTTCGTGTTCACCCCAGGCTTCGCCGACGAAGGCAATCTTATAGCCCATCGGGCCCTCCCCAGAGTTGGGAAAAATTCAGGTCAACAACCATACTACTCACTCACATAGTACCCATCCTTCATGGGGGCGAGATACTTAATTGACTTGCCGAGGGTATGAGCGAGGGCTATCTCGGAGTTGACTCCCTTAGATTGGTTCCAGCCATCAATCTTCAGTACAAGTATTCCGCCCGAGCCGCCGATCATAGCCTCGTCGTAGTTCTGCCAGAATCCGTGGTCGCGTGGCATCTGGTAAGTGACTGCCATAGGGTGACAGTGGACGATCGGCGAGAACACCAATATATCATGAATGAGACACCACCACGTGGCATGACGAGCACGGACGTAGCGCTCATGCATTATCTCGAGGACGGGATCACTGTACGGAGACGCTAGGTAGTAGAAGCTCACGATGCTTTCTCCGTGTGTTTTAGGGTGCGGGCTCGCTTGAGGGCGTCTCTGGCGAGGTCGGCAAACTCGGGGTTTCGTTCAAGTCCGAGAATAGATCTTGCACCAAGCGACTCAGCCGCTCGCAGCGAACTTCCACTTCCGCATGTGGGATCAAGGAGAACCGTATTTTCATCGACGAGCATCCCGAAGAAGTATCGCAGCATAGGCTCGGGTTTTTCAGACATATGCCGCTCCCGAACAGTCGGCGCGGCGTAAGCGTTAGAAACAGCCCTAACAATTTTGCGATCCCCTCTGGACCCAAGTAGACAAGTTTCGTATATTTGCCGGGGACCTCGCTCGGGATCAGGGAGAATTCCAACGCCATCACTTTTCATCCATATGAGAGGCATGGGATTAAGCTCCCAGCCCATGCACGCGAGGGCGTGCGCGGTTGGCTCGTAGAGCCGATCGTCACCCTTCCGCATAGAGAACCAGAACATAAGGTGACACGAGGGCGCGCAAAGGAACTTGGTGGCGACCTCAAGAGAGTGCATGAGGGTCTCCCAGGTCTCTTTCGAGTCGGCATATCCGCCGTGCGCGGCAGCTCCACCCTGGTTGAAGTCGTCAGCGCCGATCCCGTAGGGAAAGTCACAATGGAGTAGATTGAACCGCATTTCCGTAGTGGTCTCTCGAACCCACTCATTAAAGTCACAGACGAGGATGTCCTCCGGCCGCTCGGGAGTCAGGGCCACGCCCCCGAAGGTGCTGTGCAGTCGACCTATGGTTGCTTGGTCACGCCGCTCCCGGGCGCGCTCCGCAATACCAACTGCGGTAGAAAGTTTCGGTGCATCTATTACCATAGTGTTGCCGCGCTCGATCTCTTCGGCTACTTGCAGTAAGCGGTTGGTATGTGGCCTCGAAAGCCCAATAGCCTCCGCTGTGTCGCCTTGAGTCCAACCTGCGGCTTCGGAGGAGCGAAGCCGGTGATACTCGACCACGGCATTCACTTGGTCCTGCCACGAGATGTCCTGGCGCTTGATGTTCTCTTCAAGTTCAATGGCGCGAAGTCGCGCGGGCTCGAGTTCATCGGTGTACTGGACGGGCACGGTCACCCAGCCCAGCGATCGGCAGGCAGTATATCGGCGTTCGCCCGCGACCAGGGTGAGGTCCCTTGTGACGACGAGTGGGTGGATGAGGCCCAGGCGACGAATCGAGTCTGCCAGGATGTCGATGTCACTTAGGTCTCGTCGTTGTCGCTCGTCCCGTTGGACAGTTATGTCGCCCAACGGGACCAAGTGGAATTGTCCAGAAGTCATGGTTGGTTAGTCCTCCTTAGATTTATGTAACCTCGCTCGTTGTTCGTTCATTGCTTGCAGCATGGTCTCCGCAGTCGTGACGAAAGATGCAACACGATCAGAGAACTTCCGTCCCTGCTCAAGAATACTATCAGCGAGTGCGTTAGCTTCAGCCCGAATGGCTTCAGCGTGCGTGACGGCAGCCTCACCAATTTCACGGATCTGGTCCGAGGTCTCAACCGAGATGCGATCAATTCCGCGCGCACTAAGCTCTCCTATCCTAGCTAGGTCTGGGGGTCCTCCGTTATTGCCGGCCCGAGCAGGCGGCTCGTGGTAGATTGGGTCGGGCTGACCATGGACATAGCCCTGGCCTTTGATGCCCCGGATGCTGGTATCAAGTCTAGCCATATCGTCTTGTTGTTTCTCGTCCACTGTTTTGACTCCACTTGGTATTGCCCGGTCCGAAACGGACAGAGCGGGTTCATTCACTTTTTAACATGGATAGATGCTTTCCACTCACCACACCATGCCTCTGGAGAGAGCACGGGGAAGTAGGTGGTCACGGTGTTCTCCTCGGCCTTAGTAATGGTCGGGGGATATCTGTGGCAGGCGATTGACTCGGGCCCGCACACCATACCATAGTGGCATGTATTACAGATTTTGACTGCGGCCATGGAGGCCTCCTTTAAAGAGTGGCCGGGGAGCAGGGAGTGGATGCCAACGAAGCCCCCCGGCCGCACTTACTCACGTCTGGGAGTCAATCAAACGTGAGAAGTGCTTTCCACACGATGGAATACTCGTTTGCCGTCTTGGGACAGCTCGTGCTTGAGCTTGACAAGCACTTGGCATCCCGGCGCCTCGGCTACCATTTCTTTGAGGCCCTTTTCGCTCGCCGTCCCCTCTTCGCCCGGCTCGATGCCGAGGTGCTCTACGAGGAGTTCTTTGAGCCGCCACACCGCAGTATCCGTAATGTAATAGTCGTTGGTGATATTCTTGCCAACAACCTGGCCTTCCGCCGCTGCCGCAGCATCGACGTCACCCTGGGGAGAAAGGATCTTGAACTTCGCCTGAAGAAAGTCAGTCTGTTTCTGCGATGACTTTCCGGGAGTGAACGGACCGTCAACGAGACAGTGGTAGGTCCCCACCGGATACGCCTGCGGTGGCTTGATGTCAGACGCCTTGCGATTTAGGATCTCCTCGAACGATGCCATCTTTAGTCTCCGTTGGTTCAGGGGTGGAGTATGCCACCGGCCTGTCAATCAGCCCTTGGGCTGCCGTCGTGGTTTCGCGTGATCGCTACGTTAGCCCACATCGCAACCTCACGCAATTTGCGAAGCAGGTAGGTCTTGTCCGGGCCCTCTGGAACCCGCTGATCGAGTACCTCAGCATACTCAGCTGCGGCATTCCGGCAGGCAGCCATGTCGTACTTCTGGTCCTCGGTCGGGTTCAAGTAACCGAATGTCGAGTCATCTAGAGTTGTCACCGTCCATCTCCTATGACCGGAGCGTCTCAAAGAACGTGCCGAGCCCGGTCTCTATCGGCAACGTGGGCAACATCCTGAACGACGCGGGATTGGCTAAGTCAATCATCGCCGTGGGCGCTGTTTGTATAGTTCTTTTACCAGCCTGGGTCTGGGCCAATGCCACACTATTAAAGTACCTGGGAATTTGCGGTGAAAGAGCCGAGCCGACGGCAGTGGGATAACCTTTCTTAGTCCCGTCTGGGTTGTCAACGTAGCGGACGTGAGATATAACAATGACATTAGTTCGGAATGACTCCGAGGTGAGGAGTGCAAGGACAGCTTCAATTGCATCCTGGGAGTCTTTATAGACCGCTCGAACATCATACTTTCCATCCTTGGACTTCGCTACGAGCGGTTCCCGGAAATGAAAGGCCGCATCACTCATGAAGGTGAGTGAGTCGAGGACGAGGATGCAGTCCTTCCCCCACTCCGAGGGGTTGCCTAGGTCCGTGGTGCCATACTTCCACGCATCGAGCATCTTGAGCCCGTCGATAAACGCGGTCGCGGTGCCCTTCACCACTGGCCCGATGGGCGTAGCAACCATCTGGTCCCGGAGCGTGCGGAACTCGATGTTCTCCAAATCCTTGGGGTTATCCCGCTTGACCACTTGTGCGAGCGCATCCAAGCCGTTATCATAATCCAAGATACGTAATTTGTATTTTCTCGTTAGCGGAGCGAGGCTCCCGGTCTTACCTGATTTAGAGTCACCCATGAGCAAGAGCTTGGTGAACTCAGAGCTTTGGTGGTTGCTCAGTATTGGCATCCGATGGCCCTCCCTCTATGTCTAGTACTATTTGCAGCTTCGCTGCATTGATCCCTTTGACCCAGGTGGGTATGCCCGTGGTCAAGCGGACGCCGTTACCCAGCTCGACCGTGACCCGATCCTTGTGCAGTCGAACGTCTTCGCGGGGCAGGTCGAATTCAAGTATCACACTGCTCATGGCATGACCCTCAAAGGGGCCTGGCAAGCCATCAAAGACAGGACCACGATGATGATAGAGGCGATCAAGCACACCTCTACGATGACCTGCACGATCTTGGCCCTGCGCCGACCGCGCATCATGCTCTTGGAATAAGCGGATTCCATTCCCTCACCTCAAAGTCACTCTCTAGGAACTTATCGCGAACCGAAGGGGATTTAGAGCAAATCCCTCGGAAGATACACCCGCCGTACTTATGGCAACTTTTGTCATTCTGGGGCCAGTATCCCGCCTGCGCGTAGTCACGGGCCTGCCTAAGAAAGATTTTGAGATCGCGATACCACTCGTCGAGTTGGTCGTTCGTTTTGAAGACAAAACTCCGTACAAAGCGAGAGAAACCGACCGCGATCTGTGCAGCGTCCACGATGACGCCCTTTACAGGGGTCTTAAATGCGACTCTAGAAGCGAAGGAGTAAAAGCTCATTTGGTTGTCGGGGTCGTACTGATCGAAATAATAGCTTCCCAGGGTGCTCGTGGTGGTTTTTCTGTCCATCACAAAGGGTTGTTCTTGGAACTCGACCACGCGATCGAGATAACCGCAGAGCGAGTATCCGTCCTCGATCTCGAACTGGAAGTGTAGCTCGACCATCGGACGACCAGTGTTTGGGTCTTTGCGCGTTTGCGCAGGGTCATCTTTGAATTTATAGAGGTACCAGACGATGGTCCGGATTAGGTTTTCGCGGTTTTTGAGAGATGCCTTGTCATCCGGCGGTAAGTCGGCGCTTCCGCGCCAGGGCTTATCATCCCGCCACGTCTGGGTAAGGATACTCTGTACCACGGCCTTTACAGCCTGATCGTGATCGAGCCCCTCGAACTTGAGCATCTCGTACTCTTCGAGAGCGTTGTGATAGAGGATGCCATATTCGAGGTGGATGGCCTCGCCCCGACCTACATACCCGCAGATCATGTGATAGTAGTATTTCCTGGGGCACTCTTTGAGCCAGCCCATGGATGTGCTATCCCAAGCCCACTGGGTTCCATCAGCCTTCAAGGCAGAGGGATACTGTGGAGTGACTACAGTTTCCATTATTTGAGTCCCAGTTCGTCCAGCGGATCGGCCGAACCCGGCCCCGAGAGGCCCAAGTCAGAAAGGAGATCCTTCGTAGCTTTGACCGCCTTGGCGCTCTTCGGCTTGGGTACCACAGGGGCCTTGATGCCCAGCTCGTATTGGGCCTGGGCCTCGCGCATTCGGGCCACTATGGTCCCGATATCCTGCTCGCTCAACTTGAGCGGATCGCGGTCGAATAGCTCAGATATCTCAGACATTCGGGGCGTCCTCCTCTGGCACGAGATTCATATCGAGGTCACCGATTAGGGGAATTTTCTGTGCGGCGTCCTCTTCAATCTTACGGATGTGAGCGTGGATGATATCCCGAATTATTTTAGCTGCGCCCACGCGGGATGAATAGAGTGATTGCAGTTTGGCGTAGTCACCTGCATACAAATTCAAAGTATGCTTGACGATAGCTCTGTCCTCTCGGCGTCTCATACTGATCTCCACTTCTGCTTAAGCTGGTAGTTATACCAGTCAGAACATCTACCTCTGTAGCGCTTGGCCATATCCTTTAGATTATCTGCCTGTGTCCCAACTCTGAGATGGGCTGCTTCAATACAGCGTTTGTTATCGCATGAGTGTAAAACAGACAACCCCTCTGGAATAGGGCCTTTCTCTACAGTAAAAACAAGGCGATGAACCTCCCAATCTTCACCAGCTACCGCCGTTGCTGGATATCCTTTCGCTCTACCGAGATGTGTTATTAAACAGTCACCCTTCCTAGTGGCCCTTTGTTTGAGCCACTCTACTACCTCTTTAGGATCTCTAATAAGACCAGAGCGCCTAAGTTTTCGCATCTTTCTTCTTCCTGACGAGCCATAGCCGGGTCGGGTCAAATGGGCTAATGGCGATGCCGATCTGTTCCAAGTCCTCGTCTTTGGCCTCGCGGCGGGCAGCGTAGAGTCGCTGCCTCACAGCCTCCGCGTCAGAGCACGCGAGTTCTATTCCGTGCTCTGACGACAAAGCTGCATACCAGTGGTGAAGAACGGGCAACCGCTCCGCGGTCATGGCTTGGTCTCCAGGGCGCGCGGCCCATGAATTGCAATCCATGTATCAAGTGACTTACGTAGCTCTGCATTCTCAATGCGCAGCCGCTCGATCTCGGCGCGCAAATCCGCATTGCGCCGGTCTAACTGCTCTACGATATCGGTCATGGCTTGTTCTCCAG